GGACATTAGAAGAACTTGCCAAGCTTCCGATTAATTGGTATGGAGGAGCGGATCTGTCGAAATTGCATGATCTGACATCTGGTGCCCTGTATGGTTCTTATAAAGGTGTGGATATCTGTATTACACATGCGTTCTTTCCAAGAGCTGCGGCTGTGAGAAAAGCGGATGAAGATGGGATCCCACTTTTTGGATGGGAAGAAGATGGGTGGCTTACAATGAGCAATACAGCGACAGTACTTCCGGACGATATTGTAAATTGGTTTCTAACTATGAAGAAAAAAGGATTTCGCATCAAAAAAGTGGGATTTGATAAAAAATTCGGACGAGAATTTTTTCTGAAGATGAAGAAAGCAGGATTCAGAATTCAAGACCAGCCTCAATATTTTTATGTGAAATCCGAAGGATTTCGACACATAGAGGTGGCAGTTAAAAATAAGAAATTTTACTATGTACATTCCGAAGCATTTGAGTATTGTGTGCAGAATGTGCGAGCAATCGAAAAGACAGATGACATGATACAGTACGAAAAAGTGGATGGAGATGGCGGTGTTCGAAGAATAGATCTATTTGATGCCGGAGTTTTTTCATGTTGCCAATATCTTGAAGATCTGGCACTTGGAAATGCGGCAAGCAAATGGCTGAATAGATAGCGGTAAAAGGAGGTGAGGGTGTGTCAAAGAAAAAGAAGAAAAACAAGATTCGTTCTGATCCACAAAATGAGAGTAAAGTATTCGTTTATAAGGGCGCAACATTTTCAGATTTTATCTTGCCATCAGGATACGTCCGGCTGTCAGAGAATCCAGAAATCCGCGCGGCTTGCCAAAAAATAGCAGATTTAGTATCTGGGATGACTATTCACCTGATGGAGAATAAGGAGAGTGGAGACGTCAGAATCAAAAATGAGTTGTCAAGGAAAATAGATATCGAACCCTATTCTTTAATGACAAGAAAAGCATGGGTGTTTAATATTGTCTATTCTATGCTTCTCCCAGGTGATGGAAATGCGGTAGTGCTTCCGATTATGGAAAATGGACTGATTCGGGAATTAAAACCCCTTAGGCCGAATGGAGTTAGCTTTATGGAAGAAAACGGTGGTGATTCATATAAGATTCTATATGAAAACAGAGAATATGAGGCTGATGAAGTATTGCATTTTACGATCAATCCAGATCCAGAACGGCCGTGGAAGGGGACAGGATATCGTATACCGTTAAAAGACGTGGCGAATAACTTGAAACAGGCAAACGCGACAAAAAAGACATTTATGAGTGGGCAGTATATGCCAAGCGTTATTATAAAGGTGGATGCAAATACAGAGGAACTTGCGACCGAAGCAGGCAGGGCACAGGTAAAAAAGAAATATCTTGGAGAAGCCAAACCAGGTGAACCATGGGTGATTCCGGCTGAATTAATGGAAGTTTCAGAAATAAAACCACTGTCCTTAAAGGATATCGCAATCAACGAATCGGTGGAGATAGACAAACGTACAGTAGCAGCATTGCTGGATGTACCAGCTTTTATTTTAGGAGTCGGGACATTCAATAAAGATGAGTACAACAACTTCATCAGGACCAGAATTAAAGCGATTGCGGATACTCTGCAGCAGACTTTGACGAAAGGACTGATATTAAATCCAAACTGGTATTTCAAGTGTAATTCAAAGAGCCTTTTAGCTTATGATACAAGAGAACTTGCTGAGATTGGTATGAATCTTTATATCCGTGGGATTTATACAGGAAATGATGTATTGAACTTGATTGGGGATTCGCCAAAGGAGGGGCTGGATGAACTGGTTATTCTGGAGAACTTTATTCCACAGGGAATGATAGGAGAGCAAAGTAAGTTGAAAGGTGGTGATGGAAAAAATGGAGGAACGTAATAAAAAAAGTCTGACAAGGACGGCGAAAACGGATTTCCAGACCAGGGATGAGAAAGAAGCCGGCAAGGTGATAGAAGGATATTTTGCTGTTTTTAATTCAGAAACAGAATTGTGGCCGGGAGCATATGAGGAGATTGCCCCAGACGCGTTTAATAATACACTTGGAAATGATATCCGGGCATTAGCTAATCACGATACTACATTGGTGTTAGGACGAAATAAATCTGGAACACTGAGGCTCGCAGTGGATTCACACGGCTTGTGGGGAGAAATCCATGTCAATGAAAAGGATTCTGACGCAATGAACCTTTACGAAAGGGTAAAACGTGGAGATGTGGATCAATGTTCGTTTGGATTTAACATCCTGAAAGAAGAAACCGACTGGCGTGAAGATGGGACAGTGAAGTGGAAAATTGAGGAAATCGATTTGCATGAAGTTTCCGTATGCACGTTCCCGGCCTATGAAGACACAGGAATACAGGCAAGGCATAAAGAGTTAGAACAACATAGAGAAAAACGTATGCAGCAGTGGAAACATGAACAGTTGAAGAAAATAGGGAGGTAAACAGATATGGCATTAAAACAGATTATGCTGGCGAAGAAAATCGAAGGAAAGGAAAGAGAGATTGAGAATCTCCGGAATCTGACAAAACAGTTTGAAAAAAGAGAAAAGGAACTGGAGACCGCGATCAGCGAAGCTAAGACAGAAGAGGAGCAGAGAACAATCGAGGAAGAGATTGACAAATATACCAAGGAAAGAGAAGCTCATGACAATAAGGTAACTGAGGCGGAAAAAGAATTAGAAGGGTTGCGGGAGGAGGAAAACGAGTTGAATAGAGGAAAGCCGGGAAAGGGAGAAAGTCATAGAAATCTCGGGAGGGGAAGTGAAGAAGCGAAACTTGAGGAAGCGAGAGCGGGCATTAATGCTTATGTAAGATCCAGAGGACAGATGAGGGATGGATTTACGTCCGTAGATGGGGGAGCGCTGATTCCAGAAGAACTGCTGACTCCGCAGATGAAGCCGGAAGATGTGGTTGATCTCAGAAATTATGTAAAGATTGTGTCTGTAAATAGCGCGTCAGGAAAATATCCGGTGATTGCGAAGGCTGGAAGCACAATGAATACAGTAGCGGAACTGGCGGAAAATCCAGAACTCGCAAATCCGGAAATTGAAGAAATTGAGTATTCTGTACAGACAAGAAGAGGATATATTCCGATTTCTCAGGAAGTAATTGACGATGCAGATTATGATGTAACAGGTCTGATTAGGGAGGAGATCTCCTCACAAGCACGCAATACAACGAATAAGGATATTGCGGCTGTGTTAAAAAAGGCAACTGCGAAAGAGGTAATAGGGGTAGACGGGCTGAAGGATCTTGTCAATAAAGACATTAAAAAGGTATATGCAGTAGGGT